TCTGGCCTGCGGGCCGCGGTTCCGGAGCGGGCGTCTCCTCCTCTGGCGTAGGTGCGGTGCCCGCCTCGGTCGGGGTCTTGGTGAGCGCCTGGTCGAGCGCGGCGAGGACCTGCGCCTCGCTCGCGCCCGGTTCGACGCCGAGCCGCTGGCGTAGCGCGCCCTCGAGGATCGAGGCCTTGCTGATGTGCGGAACCACCGGCGTACCGGTTGGTTCCTGCGCCGGCAGATCGACCACGCCCTCGTCGAGTCCGGCCGGTGCCAGGTCCGCCTCGGTGCCGAACGCCCCGAACTTTTCGCCGCGCGCCTGATCTTCCTTCCCGACATTGATCGTCTCGCCTCGAAACGCGGTGCGGCGGTTCTTGCTCGCCGGGTCGGTGTAGGTGAACAGAGCGTGGATCACGAGCCTTTTCGCCATGTGCTCAGCCCGCCAGTCCCGTGACCTTGCGGATGGACAACGGGTTGGTGACGCCCATGACGGGCAGCACCGACGACTGCGTCCACGTGCACTCGTTCTTCGGCTCGCGCCAGGTCTCGGTGCCCAGGCCCTGCTCGTACTCCAGGAAACCGACCTGACCGCGGGCGACCGCGTAGGCGGTGCCGGCCGTCACCCGGTTGGACGGGAACACCTCGTCGATGCCGTTGGCGCGCAGCACGTCCTGCAGCTTCTCCGCGTAGATCACGCGCAGTGCGGCCATTTCCTGCGGGTTGACGATCCACAGGTCGTAGTCGACGCCGAGCTCGTCGGTGTCGGCGATCAGCTGTGCCTTGGCGAAGTCGCCGGCGGGCATGTCGGCGTTGTTCGTGGCCGAGCTGCCGGTGGTGATGACCGTCTGCCAGTTGTTGCCCACAAACGTGCCGGCGCCACCCAGCGCGGCAATCGCCGTCTCAAGCTCGGTGACGGCCCGCTGGTTGACCTTGCGGATGATGGTGTTGGCCAGCATCGTCACCTGGTTGTTGAAGAGCACCGTGTCGTTTCGACGGCGCGCCTCATCGGTGACCTTGAACTTGCCACCCCACTTCTCGACCTCGGCGACCTTCGGGCCGCGGCGGTCGGCACCGACGATCGGGAACTCGGCACCGGGTGCGACGCGTTCGACGTCGCGGCCGGTGTAGAGGTCGTTCGCCAGCGCCTGCTCGTACAGGATCGCGCCGCCGCGTACGGCGGTGCCACCGGTGGCGAAGATCCGGCTGACGATGAAGTTCTGCAGGCTCAGGTCGGCGATGCGCCTGGTGATGCGGTTGGGCTGCTGCAGCGCCATGTCGACGGTCAGCGTCGTGGTGTTCGTGACGACGGGCGGGCCCAGCGGGTACTGGACCGGGGAAGGTGCGGTCATGGTGGTGGCTCCCTCAGTACAGGCTGATCTCGGCGTCGGCAGCGTTGGCGGCCGCGGTGATGGCGTAGCCGACGGCCACACCGGCGGCCAGCGGAACGGCGGTGCCGTTGGCGCCGACCTCGACCTCTTCGAACGCGGCGATCGCCGCGCCGGCGAGCACGAACGTCACGCGGCTGTTGCCGCGCACGACGTTCACCTTCTTGCCGATGGCCGCATCGAACGCGGCCACGCCGAACACGCGGCCGGCGGCGTCCGCGTGCGCAACCGCGACGTTGCCGTCGGTCCGGTTGCCGCTGATCTTCACGAACCGCCTGCTGGTCACGGCCGCCGAGGCGTGGCCGGTGACGTCCTGGCCGGGCTCGTAAACGCCAATGTTCTCGGTCGCCACGTCACTTCTCCTTCGTCGTGCTGGTCAGCGGGGCGGGCATGTTCGCGAACCAGCTCGTGTCGTCGGCGTCCGTGCCCGATGCGGCGTGCGGGTTGCCGCCGTGTCCGACCTCGGCGACCGGCACGAGACCGGGCTTGAGGCTGGCCAGGGTGGTCGCGGCACCGGGATCCGCTGCGAGCTGGGACAGCCAGTGCTCACGGCGTACCGGCGGGATGCGGCCATCGGCGACGGCGGCGTCGACCAGGCGCACCCGGTCCTCGTTCTGCTGCCGGGCGTGGGCCGCGGCGCCGAGCTGGGCGGCCTGCTGCAGCGACGCGAACGAAGCCGCGTCGACGGTCACCGTGCCGTTGTCCGCCACCTGCGGGGCGGGCGCGGCCGGAACCGTCGGCGGCTCGACCGGCTCGGTGATGACGGGCTCGGCGGGCAGCTGCTGTTCGAGTGCGGTGAGCACGTCGTCGTCGGACGCGTCAGCGGCCAGGCCCAGGCGCTCACGCACACCCTGGTTCAGGTCGGTCACAGTGGTCACTCCGTTCGGTGGTGTCGCCGGGGGCGGCGGCGGATCGGACGCGCGGGCGACTCCCGCACGGGATTCGGTGCGGCCCGCCCATGAAGCGGTCGGCGCTCGAAACGTGGTGGCGGCCGCGACGTACTCGCGGCGCACCAGCTGCGGCTCGGCCCAGGTGATGGCGCCGTCGGCGGCGACGGTGAAGCTGTGCCGCCAGAGCGTGCCGTCGTCGTCGTCCACGGCGATGACCTCGAGCGGATCGACATACAGCTGCTCGATCCAGATGTACCAGCCGTCGCCGGGACCCTCGTAGAAGCTGCGTCGGACTTCCTCGACGGTGGCGCTCGCGGCCACCGGGGTGGCGTCGGGCATGGCGGTCCCTCCTGCTGTGCTCGGGATGCGGAACGGGCGAGCGCCGGACGGTCCGGCAGCGGCAACGCCGAACAGGGCGGCGATGTCGATCAGGCTTTCGAGCGTGCCGACGCCGGGCGCCTGCACGCCCAGCAGAGCGACAGCTGTGAGAACGAACGGGTGCGTGTGGCCCATCTGGCACACGTGGTCGTACTCACCCTCGATTGACCGGTCGGGGTAGGCGCTGGGCAGCACGTCGCCCAGCCAGGCAGGGATGCCGGCGTAGTCGCCGCGCAGTTCGTGACCGGCCGCGGAGACGACCAGGTTGTCGACCCAGCCGACGGCGGGCTCGCCGTCAAACCGCGGATCGGTGTGACCGAGCTTGAGAACCGGGCGCCGCACCGCCGGGCAGTCCCGCGCGGCGACGGCGTTGTTCAGGTCCTCGGTGGTGACCGTCCACGTGCCGGTGCTGATCTCCCACGTGCCGACGTGGATGAGTTCGATGTTGGGCAACGTCACCAGGATCGGTGGATCGGGCACGATCACCGGCGGGTCTGGCGCGGTCACGACGTGCCGGCTTCCGGTGTCGGCGGTGGCGTGTCCTTGGCGGGCAGGCCGAAGCTGCCGCGCAGGAACTCCTCCAGCTTGCGGTCCGGGAACAGGATGCCGGCGTCGACGAGCATCTTCAGCGCCTGCGCGGTCGCCGATTGGTGGCTGCCGATCTCCTCGAACACGAGCCGCGGCGCGGCCTCGTTCTCGCCCCAGTTCACGTCGACGATGTCTTCGACGACGTGCGCCTGGGCGACGTCGCGCAGCTCCTCGGCGATCACTTGCAAGGACATGATGAAGAAGTCCATGAAGCTGCTGCCCAGTGCCCAGCTGCCGGTCTGGGTGCCGAGGTTGAGCACGTGGGCCAGGACGCGCCGGGAAATCTGCTCGTCGTGGTAGCGGATCGCCTTGTCGGCGTCGGGCAGGTTCCCCTCGACGCCGAGCAACTTCAGCGTGGCCTCGTACGGGATGGCCGCGCCGGCGTCGTCACCGGACCGCACCGACGCGGCGAGCTTCATGCCCGCATCGAGGGTGGTCTCGTCCGGTGCCGCGCCGTAGACCGGGACACCCATGCCGTTGCGCTGGATGGTCTGCGCCTGCACGCGGATCAACCGGTCCTTGATCAGCCAGTTCTTATAGGCCGTGCGCAGCAGGGACTCGCCGAGCCAGTTGCCGCCCTCGCGTTCGTTGATGTACGCGACCAGGCGCGTCACCGGGATCGTGATGTTCGCGAGCTCGCCGGGCGGCGGCCACTGCTCGATCGACTCCAGGCCACCATCACGCGCGACGTTGATCTTCGCGATGGTGCGCGGCATCCGGATCGCCAGCTTCCGCAGCCGGGCACGGCCGACGGCATCGATCCAGTACAGCTGCTCGAAATACGCATGCCCGTACCGCAGGCAAGTCAGCGCCTCGCGCAGATG